TGATATGGTCAATCGTGTTGAACAAATTTTATTGCATGATGGTATAAAAATGCTTAATAAATGTTCTCCTACCTGCCCTAGATTTACGTACCTTTTCACCACGAGCTTTTGCAGCCCTGACTCCAAACCATAAATCTGATAAAATTAATATTAGGGCTAAGATTATCATCCATCTCATATCATGAACTAAACCTTGCCATTCAGCTAAAAAACCTATTACTGTTGTTTTCACAGCTATATTATTGGTATCTTCCATACTACTGATCCTCTGAAATTATTGCTGTCCATGGTATATCCATATCAGAATTTACCATTATTAAATCTACCGTAAGTATAATATTACTACCATCCCAAGTCCATATCCTTGATTCTGGTGACAGAGTAGTATTACGTACTACATTAAACGTACCTTGTAATGGTCCTAATTGGTTATCTAATATTACCCAATGTGTAGTACCTCCTTCAACAGCAGGGTCTGGGCCTACATTATTCTCGTCATACCAGTATACGGTAAAATCATATACTCCAGCTGTATAAGCTAAGAAAGTAACAGGGAATAGAGTTTGAGCAGTATCTCCATTACCATTTAGATTTAACCATTGACCAGTAGTAGCAGACCATAGCCTTAATTTCTTTGGCCAAATAGCATCATGCGTTACAGTTATTTCTGCCGATACAGCAGTATCCTCTTCTTCTAGAACTGCTGCAGTTGGCATGATTCTTAATACATAATTTGCAATCTCTTGAACTTCTAGATAAGCTTTACCTATAGTAATTTTATCTGCCGTAGTTTGGTGAACTACTAACATATATAAACCTGGTTCAGCTGGACCTTTTACTAATTCTCCTATAGTATATACAGTACCAGTGAATATCCAAGCCCTTCCTTCTCCAGGGTCCCTAGTTAATACTGACCTTTCAGTAACATCATTATCTTGATAAATAAGGTCCCTGTAATTAATATTACCTTCAACCATATCCTGGTCTTGGTCAAAAGAAGATATAGATAAAGCTTTATATAACCATACCTTTTTATAACCTATGTTATTATTAGATAATAATACCCTAAACTCTGGAACTTCTATATGTATATCATATGAAGCATTAGTTACCATAGTTTCAAGATGAGACTTATAATAACCCCAAGTTTTACGAGTATCTATATCACCATTAATACCTACAGGATTAAGCCAAGCCCTAGATATAACATCTACATCTATATGTATCTGTCTCTCATTAGGATCTTGATCTTCATACAACTCTATTACTTGATAGTAATCTTGACCTTCATCTGGTTTCCTGGAGTGCATCATTATAGTATACATCCCAGGAGGGAAATTAGTAGAACTTGGTGTATAGTCTCTACTACCATTTACCTTGTTAAAATTGAGTGTTACAGAACCAGATTTACCATAATGTTCAGCTGAACTTTCTTCTCCAGTATATGGATCCGTTATTACATTATAACTATCATCATCACAAGTTACAGTTGTAAGTAATTGGCCCATAGGAGTACTACCCCAAAATATCACTACATCCCAATCGAAGTAATTAGGAAATTGAGTTTCCATATCTACTCCATCTACCTGATTGAGGTTAGTAAATAAATTGAGATTCAACCTAAGGGTAGCTTGAGTTGAAGTTTTTCCTTCGAACCTGTAGGGTATTCTTATAGTATTAGCCCTGTTATCAGAGAAATCATCATCTATGATTTCAAGAGTATATTTAATAGATGAATTAAATATTCCATTAATATGTATAATACCTCTTGTAGCATTAACTAAACTAAAGGAAGAATCATTAGAATAGCTAGCTTTGAACTCATAAATACCAGGGAGATTAAAATTAGCTAACTCACCTACATTATATACATTATTCTTATTTTTAGTATTAAACACCAATAGGTTACTATAACTTAAAGTATCTATTTCCCATTCAAATGAAGTTGGGTTTATTGTGTTAGAATAGTTACCCTGTATGAAACCATGTATGAGTATACCTATGTTTAAACTAACTAATAAAATGTTATAACCATCAGATTGCCCAGCATTATTTATTATTACTAGTGAATTAATTGATGATAATA